TGCTGATGGTAGTCCTGATGCCATTATATCTCCTAGTAACCCAATGTAGATGTGCCGATTATACCGTAATACGAGCTTCCAACGATGAAGCCATCGGCTATTGGCTCAAGCGTTGTAATGTTGACGGTCATCTTGTTTGGCGTGATTGACCAGTTAACGCCTTGGAATTGAAGGTTCTTGACAATAGTCGAGCCGTCTGGCTGGATATTGGTAATGAGTAGATTGCTAAAGTAATCCAGTCCAAGCATTGTGTCAGTTGGAACTGCTGGGTCTAAGAGATCGACTGTCATCTCGTCAATGCGGATAGTCGTCTCTTGACGGGTAGCAATGTATTCCTTGGCTATATTGGAGACGATGGTATCTGTCTCAGCCACGAGGTCTGTCTGTGTGACTGAATGAGGGAAGTATTTATCGACTGAAGTCTGATTGGTGACAACCTGAACTGTGCCGCCTACTCGTCCAAGGTTGGCTTGGTTAATGATGAGCTTGTCGTCAAAGGCATATTTGAGGTTCTTGTATGGAATTCCACCAGATTGATTAAAGGCTGTTGGAGCAGTAGCCAAAGAAGCCATGACCTGAGCTCTGGACTTGAAGATTGCTGTGCCTGAGCCGTCCATATAGAACGCGCCTGTCTCAGAGAACTCAGCGTTCTTGAGGGCTTGAAGGCTTGTGCGGTTAGTTGCTGGGTCTGCAATACAAGTATTAGCACCTGCCGCGACTGTGCGCATCGAGGAAGGAAAAGAGACTTGATCTAGTATCTTGCCAATGCGTGTGCCTGTTGTTTGTCCTGCACCTGAATCTGTAATGGTGTTGACGTTAGCCATATTGAATAGGCGAAAGGCATCTTGGCAGACAATATCGACATAACCAGTTTCCTGATTGACTGGATAGGTATAGCGGTACTCGATTGCATAGCCTGAGAATAAATACTTCTGTGTAGTGCTAGTCGTTGCAGAGACACGCAACTTGCGAAGCGGTACAAGATAGCCATAGTACGGGCTGGCTGTGTTTTGAGGGTTAAAGTAGCTGAGAGGGTCTAAGACTCGGACTGTGCATTGTCCTGCCTCATACTGGTCGCGCTGGATATTGCGACCACGAGTAATGCTGATTTCATAGACGTTAGGAGTTAGATCAACCGTTGGTTCTGGGAGGCTGGAAGTACCAAGGGTGTTAGTGCCTAGAATTCCATACTTAGGGTCGCCAATGATGAAGCCGTTATAGCCAAAGGTTGCGCCGTTTGAGAAGTCGAAAGATACGGCTATCTGCGCTGGGAGTGCCATTAGCCGAACATACCTGCGATTCTACCAATCTGAGATGGTGAACCTGAAAGACTTGAAAGCTGCGCTCCTGCTAGGACTTGGTTGATAAGTTCTTGCTCGCGAATCACATTGCCTTGGACTGTTACGTTAATGACTGGGGCATTGTTAGCGTTAGGGTTGTAGTTAAGTCCCGTTTTTTGATTGTAGGTAATCATATTATCTGAAGGCAACAGTGGAACATTAGTATCAGGCAACTTAGGCTGCACTGAAGTGTTGCCATTGGGTGCTGAAGGTGATGCTGATCCTGTAAGCACGGCTGCTGCCTTGCCTGCTAGATATGAAAGGTAGGCATCGAGGTACTCAAAAGGGTTCTTGGCGTTAGGCAATGCTGCAAGGAACATGGCTAGGTTGCCTGAAGCATCTTGAGCAGCAAGAATCTGTTGAGTTAGTTTAGTAGCTACTGCCTCATTACCGTTAAGCAAAGCAAGTTGAGCCTCAACGCGTAACTTCTCATTTTCAGATAGTTTGCCCTTGAGTGCTGCAACTAATTGAATCTGCTCTAGGTCAAAGACTGTGCCAGCCTTCTTGAGAGCGGCTTGCTTCTTCAACTCTGCTGTATTCTTAGTTTGAGCCGCTGCTAATTCTTTTGCTCGCTTTGCAGCGTCAGCAGCTGCTTTCTTTTTAGCAGCCTCATCTACCTTGTAACCTGTAAGAGAATTGTTCTTTGGATCAAAGGCTTTTGCGGTTGCATAGGCGCGCTTGCGTAGTAATTCTTCCCACTCTTTAGCCCCAGCATCGCCCTTCTTAAGCCAGTTCTTAGGATTGAACCAGAACTTGAGAAGGAAGCCAAACTTTTCAACGCTAGTAATAAGGTCAGCAATGCGTTGTCCTACATTTGAGATATAGGTAATTAACTCAGTTGTATTGCCAGCACCACTCAGAGTCATAAGAGCATTAACCAAGGACTCGCCAATGGCTTCCTGAGCATTACCTACTGCTGTAGTGATTGCTTCCATCTTGCCAGCATAAGTTTCCAAGTATGCTGCCGATGAACCATCAAATTGCTTATTAAGGCGCATCATAATCTCTGTGAAAGACATGGTCTTGAGTTCAGCCTGACTTAGACCAAGGTTGTACTTTTTAAGTCCCTTGGTGTTGCCTACATAAGCATTGGCTAGGTCTTGAGCAACAGTGGCAAGGTCAATTCCTGAGCCACGACTTGTTTCAATCGCTGTATTAAGAAGCTGTTGAGCCTTGGCAACTGAGCCAGTAGTTGTGAGTAATGCTTGGAAGGCTGGGCGAAGAACGTCATCTGCCATTGCAGAACTACGCTCTAGGTCGCTGATGAACTTATCGACATTGGCTTGCTCGAAAGCTAAACCAAGGTTCTTAATAGCAATGGTAAGCATTTGTGCTGACTTCTGGTCTGCTGCAAAGGCTTTGACTGATGCCTTGCCAAACGCAACAACTGCTGCTGCACTAAGAGCAATGCCTAAAGTCTTGCCTAGTTTCTTAGCGTTCTTCTCAAACTTAGAAACTGACTTGTCAGCCTTGTTAATTCCTGCTGCATCGAATATCGTGGCAATGCGTACCGCTAGGTCTGTTTGTGAAGCCATTATTTACCCCTCACCTTATACAACCTACCGCCGCCCGATTGAGCGAGTTGATGAACTTTTTCGTTGGTCTTCTCAATAGCTTTAATAACTGCTGCATTAGTTCTACCTTGATCCTGAGACCAAGCCTTAAAGATTCCGCGACCAGTCATCTTCTGACCTTTACCTTCAAGGTTTCCACCGAGGCGAGGTGTGAAGTTACCTATCACGCCTGACTTGCGTCCTGCGGTTTCATAGATAGCACCAGCAGCAGATTTGTTGTAAATAGCAGCTAGTGATCTAAAGCCTTTTTTATTAGCCTTGCTAGGTGCGGCTGAGTATGTAATGCTTTTCTTAGCAATGGATTCGTCATAGAAACGGTTAGCCCAGCGACCTTTTGCATTAGAACGTTCTAGCCAGCCAGATGGTGCTTCAGCATTAGAAGGCAAGAAGCCTTTAGCCTTAGCAACCATTGGCTTGAGGATTCCAGATAATTCTTTCTGGCTTTCCTTGGCTAAATCTGGTGCATAATTTTTCAAGGCTTTACGAAGTTCGAGAGCGCCTGTTACCTCTACTGGCATTGGCTTGCTCCTTCGCTATGTCTTTAATTAAATCTACATGTGCCTTGAAAGCCATTGGAGATAGTTCCACAATGGTTTGGAAGGGAACTCCAAACTCGTAACTCAAGCGAGTAGCGAGATAGGTGAGGGAGTTCCGATCTACCCTAAAGGGTCAGATTCTAAGACCTCAACTGACTTGAGAGTCTCAAGGAATCCTTCCCCGAAAGGTTTGACTGTTTCACCCGAACGTCTAATTGCTTCCCAGCAGAGCCAGTACACGTCTGACTGCTTCTGATCTTCAATCAAGGCTTTGTGAAAGCCTTTCTTGGCGTATTGCTCGAAGGCGTATTCAATCAGTGGAGTAATTTCGTACTCTGTTACTGAGTTGTCTGCCCTTGTTACCTTGAGTTTTGCCATGTTAGCCCCTGACTTAGTTGGTTAGAATGAACCTGTTGTAGCAACTGCGATAGTACCAGAGACGTTGAATGTAAGGCTCTGAGTTGAGAGATCGCCTACTGCGCCGTTGATATCTGTTGTGTTGTTGATAAGGCATGTCATTGTATAGAGAGGGTTAGTCGCTGAGACTGCTGTTCCCTTTGTCTGGAGTAGAACGATTGTGACGTTAGTTCCCCATGCTGCCTGAAGTGTTGCAAGAACGTTAGCTGACGCTGTGTCGTTCAAGAAGTCGATTGTTACAGAAGATGCTTCCAAGCCCTTTACGAACTTGTGACCAGAGTCGCCCATCGCTGTTACTTCGAGTTCGTCGAATGAACGGTTGAGCGTTACTGATGTGACGTGATCGCTAAGGTCAACTGAGTTAACCTTAACGCCTACGTTGTTGCTTAGAAATACTGCCATTTAGGTTATTCCTCGTCTTTCTTAGTTGTTGGTTTTGGTGCTTGTGTTGCCTGTGGAAGCTGACCAATCTTGATTAGAAAGTCGGCTTGCTCCTTTGTCCAATCGTCCATCGATTAGCTCCATTCCGTAAGGGTACTGATTGCAATGTCGCAA